TTGGGGTCTTTTTTGTAGGCCATCAGATGCCTCCGTAGGAAACGACTGCAACCTTTCGAGTCAACCGGCGCTGTTCACGCTTTGCCTCGGTGCAGTAGGCCGAAAACGCCTGCTTCCATTCCTCCGACTTCGCTTTGTCCATGGTTTCCGTGTCCTGTTTGCCGTATGCACGGTGTTTGACCCACATCAGCAGGTTCAGCACATGCTGAGAATCACATTCAAAGTCGTCCCCGGCTGCAATGTCGGCCGGTAGCCTCAAGGTCTGCAATTCGATGGTTTTCGAGGCATTTGGGATTGGGTATGCACGCAGATAGCCCTTGTCCAGGCCATTGATAAACGCCTCAATGGCTCCGGTCTTGCCGTTGAAGCGAATGCTTTTGGCAATCGTCTGGTCAAAGTTCATCACTGCCACTGGATCGCCTGTTGACTGGTCAATGGCCGCTTTGATGCGCAGAATTTGCGGGTCAATGGCGTACCACTCCTTGTCAGCAATCAGTGAGAGCTTGAAACTGCGCGAATCCTCAATCCCAAATGTCCAGCGAAAGAACTGCTTGTGTGCATCGTCAATGTAGGCATAGACCAAAGCATCCGACCATAGGTAAGGCGCTGCAAGGTCCGATACCTCGTCACGAAACACAGCAAGCAATTCAGTCGTGTTCACTGATTACTCTTTCTTGGAAATTTCTTCCCAGATCGCATCCGCTTCATTGCGGGCAACCTGGAAGCCTACTTTTGCATTCAGCTTGCGCAAGTCAGGCTTGCCGGTGGATGTGAAATCGTCCTCATCACCGCCATCCAGCATTTCATTGATGGCATTCACAATCACTTCCTTGCGGTTGAATGCCCCGCTCGTGTCGGGTGCTTGATCTTCTGCAACACCTTCGGGCAGGCAACCGCGCGCGATAGCTTCCTTGTGGAACATCTTGTCCAACTCGGTCAACTCAACGCCAACAATGGCGGTATGGCCAGTTGTCAGCGACATAAAAACATCTTCACCAGTGGTAGAGCGGAATTTCATTTGTGATTCCTTTGTAATTTCCAAAAAACCCACCGGGTATAAATCCGGTGGGGGTTAAAAGTCCCGAAGGACACCACTCAAGGAGAAACTTAGCCTTGGGCGAATGCAGAGCGGCCTTTGACGTAGTAGCGCACTTCAAGGCGCGACTTGCCAGTCGTTGGAACGCCGCCACCGGATGTCCAGGTGACAGTCAGGTTCTTTTCTGTGCCGGTATGCACAAAGCCTGTTGGAACCAGCGGAACACGGGCATTGAGAGCGCGGATGTTGCCGTCAGTCAGGTAGCGAACGCCGGAAGTCACATCGCCAACGTCCATCACATCGGAAGTGGTGGAGTTCCAGGCTTCTGTGGTGTTGATAGATCCGTCAACAATCACTGCACCGGCTGGCAGTTCAATCGCGGCCTGGGCCACGTTGTTCACCAGATCAGAGAACGCGAAGTCAACGAACGCGACGATAAGCTCTTGGCGAGCCGAATTTTTAGAGATAGGCATGATGATTCCTTTTCAACAACATTAGGAGGGGGGTTTGTGACAGAGAGAGCCCGCCTGGGCTCCCTCTTATTCACTCTTAGGAGGTGAAGTGGTCGATGGACAACACACCGAAGTCTTCAACGGACTTGTTGTAGATGCTGTAGAACTTGGGCTTAACTAGACCAAACATTTTGTCTACGTTAATACCCTGTTGAGCGCCGTACTGGAACTCCTTTTCGTTCCACTCGGGAGTGCCGATGTCGGCCATACCCAGAGCTTGTGCACCGCACAGCAAAGAGCGTGTACCGTCGATTGCACCAGCAGCGCCCCACTTAGAGCCGGATGCTGCGCCTTTGGTGTTGTAAACCAGGCGGTGCTCGTGGATAACCACGCCGTCAATGGTCACAGTGCCACCGGTGAACCATGGAGAATCCATGCCCGCCTTGGTAGCCACACCAACAACCGCGCGCTGGTAGTCTGCATCCTTCTTCAATGCGGCCAAGGTGCTTGGAGTCACGAACATCGTGTAATACTCTTTGCCCTCAGACATCAAAGGCTTGATGTAGTTCTCTTTGGCGTAGGCCACGGCATCCACAATCATCTTGTAGCTTGGGACAAATGCCGAAGTGATGTTGCCTGTAACCGATGGAACCAGGTTGGTACCGTTGTACATCAGCGCGCGCTTGCTGGAAGGTCCAGACACATCGCCAGCGAATGCCAGGCTTGGGAACGCTGCAGAAGCACGAACCGCACCGTTGTTCTGGAAGCCGTAGCCAATGCCAGAGAGGGTCAGCAGTGCCAACTGGTCAACACGGTTTGCCAGCCAGTAAGCCAAACGGTCTTTGCCCATCTCACGGAACTTGATGATGGACTTCTGATCGCTCAACTTACCTTTGTTACGCACAGAGTGTGTAATCAGGTCCATGTTGATGATCTGGCTATACGACTGCATAGCCTCTTCGTTGCCTTCGCGCTCGTTGTCGCCGGTAACACCGTCTTCAACCAGGTCGGCAACAAGGTGCATGATGACCTGTTCACCGCGCTCGGTCTTGGTCAGTTCGGTGATGCGCTGAATGACAGCGTTGTCGCCCGAGCCAATGAATTTCTTGATAAACATCTGGTCGCGTGCAGCGGCCCAAACGTCACGAGACCAAACAATCTTCTGCTGTGCGGTAAGACCCGCGAAATTGGTTAATGCCATGATGGCTCCTTAAATTGATAGGGTTTGCATTCCAGGCAATGCGCTGCCAATTCGCGGAGTCATGGCTTTAGGCCACCAAGGGGGCCGGACTGTTTAACGCCAGTCGTAGGGCGAGGTACACCGTATTAAGTGGCCGGGGTGGTGAGTCCCCGGCCAATGACGTTTTTTAATCCCCGCGCAGCCGTTTCTTTTCAGCAGCACTCAGATTTGCAAACTGGTCGTCATCCAGGTTCTCGACATCAACCCGGGCCTGTGTGGTCCGATTGCCAATGCCTGCTTGCACTTGAGGCGGTTGACGTAGTGAATCACTTGCACCACGTCTTAATGCCTCTTGTGTGCGAGTATCAGATTGAGGTTTGCTTTGTGGCAACTCCCTACTGGGGGTATCGTCTTCTGGCATGAACTTGGGAGCGATTGCAGCCACAGCTTTGCGCAGAGCCAAATGGGCTGGAACACCCTTTGCAATGTCTGCATTGCGCGCGGCAACAATCAAGCTCAACGCCAGTTCTCCATCAGGCGTATCAAGGTAGGGGTAGTCCTCCAGAGCCTTGCTTGATTCAGCCTGCATGGTGGTCGCAACCTCTTGCTGTTTCATGCTGGCCTGCACCTGTTGCGCAGCCTGATTGCGCAAGTTGGTATTGATCTCCTTGCGGATCTCCTTTGCCTTGGCGGTATCTCCATCCAACATGGCCTCGATGTATTCGCCTTCCTTGGCATCTTCATCAAAGCTGTCTGCAATGGGCTCTGCCTTGGGTGCTGGCGCTGCCTTGAGTGCTGCAATCTCTGCCAGAGCCGCGTCTAGTTGGGCCTGCGCTGCCTTTTTGGCCTCGTTCACCTCGTCAAACCGTGCTTTTGGGATGACTTTGGGCTTGGCCTCGTCTTCAACTGGGTCGGCTGGGGTGTCTTTGACCAACTGCTTGAGGTTTTCGGTACTCAACTCAGGGTCTACGATGTCGCCACGGTCTTCGCTCCCGGTCAAGGGCTCGTCATTGCCTGCGGATTCTCCGTTGATGCTGATTACTTCGCCGTCGAGGTCTTCGGTTTCTACTGACATGGTGATTTCCTTCTTGGTGGTGGTTAAATTCAATGGCCTTTGCGGCTCTTAGTCGTCTTTTTCGCCCTCTGCAGCGTCTTCTTTGGCATCTGCAGCGGGGTCCAAGTCTTCAAGCGCTTCAATCTGTGTCTTGGCCAGCTTCATTGCCGCCTTGAATCGCTTGGGGTCGTTCTTAATCATTTGCGCGCGTGACAAGGTTCGTAAGTCATCCTCGGCTTGGTAGTCCATGCCCATTGATTGGGCTCCGATCAATCCTTTTGCCATTTCAAGCTCCTATCTGTGGTTGTGTGCCATCGGCACGTTGGGTTTCAATGCCATCCATTAGCCCCACACCTGGGTTTGCTGGGGTCATTGGGTTGGTATTGGTAGGCATAGCTGGAGGTACAGGCATGCCCGCTGGCGCCTGCGGCACGATTGGCCCTGCATCGTGGTCCACATAGCCCGCTGACTTGAGCAAACTGTCTGCGAGTCCACTGGTCGCTGGTGTCGTTGCAATCACCTGGGCGGTCTGAATGGCGCTGTACTGGGCTTCCACATTGCGTGCAGTCGTGTCAGCGTCCATCTTGCGGGCCTGTGCGGCCAACAAAGTAGCCTTTGCCTCCAGCGTTGGATCTGCCTTGTCGTTACCCTGCATGTTCTGCATGATTTCGTGCTTGTCAGACAAATTGCTGTACTTGACCACGGTGGCATCCGGCAAAGCCACACCAATCTTGCGCATTTCAACCACTTGGTCAAACTGGCCATCGGCAAAGGTCGCATGGATAGGCTGCTCGGTAATCACCACGTCATACGTGCCCATGGTGATGTCGTTCAGGTAGCCTCCCATGCCGTCTGGCTTGTTGATCTCGATCTCTTTTTGCTCTTCCTTGCCCGTGACTGGGTTCATTTCAGTGATGCGGAAAACCCGATAGCTGTCGTAGTACCGCTGAACCAATGACATGATCCGGTCGGCGAGTAGCTGGCGGGTATAGGCCAGGTTGTCCATGGGAACGGCCAATTGCTGCTGGCTGGCGAACTGGTCGGCCTGCTTTGCAACACCAGACACTGCAGAGCCTTGCAATCCGCGCATGGAGTCTGGGACCGTCACATCCTTGAGCGCCTGGGTAGCGCGGTCAATCATCTTGTCCACACCGGTAGGCACTTGGTTGGGCGTGATCTTTGAAGGCGCTGCACTGCCCTTCTTATGCTCTATCACCAGTCCAGTGGTTGCGCCCTTGTCCTCCAAGTCATCCGTGTCCATGTTGGTCAGGCTGTTCTCTTCCACCACCCAGCCACTGTTGGCGCTGGTGTTGACGATGTGGATGTACTGGCTCACTGACTTGTTCAGTGCCTCCTGTGGCCCAATGGCGTTGTCCACCATGCCCCGAGTCTTTCCACGGCGGAAATAGGCGAAGTAAGGAATAACGGTGAACTCTTCATAGGGGCTGTAGTCGTCAAACAGCGTCTTGAAGTAGGTAGAAACAATCCAGCGCACGCGCTTACGCATCCGGCTTGCCTTCACAGCACCGTTTTGCAGTGCTTCGGCAATCTGCTCTTCAGTCATGTCACCTGACACCTGAATATCACCAGTTTCTGGGTACACCAAGCATTCCGTCTTCTCGTACACGTGCTTTTGGCGGTCAATCACCCGGTAGCGGAACATTCCGTCTGATTCCATGCCATAGGCGTCATACCGGCCTGCTTGGCGGTGCGTTCCGAACTTGTTGCGCTCGGTTTCATCACCCACATCACCAAAGTCAGATCCCTTGTCGTTGCTTTGCTCGGCAATCTGGCGGGCCTTCTTGCCGTAGGTCTGCTCAATCTCGTCAAGCAGCATCCAGCGGGTATTGATGAAGTCAGCCCAATCGGCTGGGTTATAGCTCTTGGCGTCCGGGTCTGGAATGCAATCTCGGGGGTCCAGTGTGCGGACCTCCACATCGCCCTTCATGTTCTTCTCGAAGCTGATGCGGACCTCAAAGTACCCGCGCTGCTCGATCAATCCATCCCCATATACCTGGGTTTCTTTCCAATGCAGCTTGTTCTGGGCTGCAATCTGCATGATGACCTTGGAAAGCACAGTGGCCTTCTCCATGTCGCTCTCGCCCTCACGTGGCTTGAAAGCAATATCCATGCGGTTCTGAATCTGGTAGCCCAATGCACTGTTGATGCTGGGCATGATCTCGTTGAACTCGTAGTACGGGCGCTTCTGGCTGTCCAGAATGGCCTTGTCCGCTTCATTCCATTGCAACCCACCACCAAGGTACATGCTCTCACACTTGTGCGCCTGGGCCATGTACTCCAGGTGGCCACGGTCCCGGCCGTACAGGTAGCGCGCCCAATTCTCACGCGCTGCTTGGTCGCCATTGCTGGCGGCGTTGTCGTTGATGGTTTGTGCTGATTTGGTTGCCATTGTTTATGCGGCCTGGGCCGAACCTCGTTGTTGTGCGCCCTTGACCCCAAGACGGTCGCGCCAGCTT